AACCAGAGTACCACTTGGAAGTCGGAACGGGAGTTTAAACTGAAGTTTAGCTATTCGCTTAGCTTCAGCTCGCCATTCAGTTTCTTCTTCAGGGGTCATACCTGCTGCTCTAGTCGCCAGAGAAACTAATATGGAACAAGAATCTTCAACGTCTTCATCGTTGATGGATTCTTCGAAACCTTTTATGTCATGGCTATATTTTAAAGTTTTTGGTTTATCCAAATTCTTATAGAACCATTCTCCTGCTCCAGGGACCAGGGGAGACCATCCGCCTAATATCGGGCTTTTCTTATAATTAGCAATCATAACATCGTAAGCCTTACCAAAGTAAGCTTCGTTGCTGACTCTATCTATAAGACTAACTCCAGCTATTAGTCTGACCATCGACTCATCTATTTTTCTTTTCTTGTGCGGTTCCATTTTCCCAAACACGTTACAGTGCTGTCCTTCAAACGCTTTCGAACGAACTAACCCATTCAGGTTTCCTCTAGCTATGACATCTCCATTATTGGTGAGTCCCTCAGCTATAAAAGGAAATCCGGGGTTTTTCGACGAATCTATTCGGCTACTGTTTATAATATCTTCAATATTCCTCTCTGATAAAGGATCTTTTACCATCGAGTACCTATTGTGCTTCAGCAGCCTACTAGTTATTCGTCGGGCTCTAGACCTTAAACCTAAGTCTAATTCTTTCCTATCACACTTGGCTATATACTTGTCAAAGTGCTTCTTGGAACTAATTTCCACCGCCTTCTGGGCTGATTGTTGATTCTCCATTTTAGGCATCAAGTATTCACCTTCCGTATATCCGATCTTCTCTGCACTGAGGATGAATTTATCAACTAAATTCTTATTTCTTACTCCCCTCGTATTAGACTGAGTCGTCCTGACTACTTTGTGGTTCACACTGTCAACTTTCATGACTGAATTATCTTTCAATTTAAGCCTGAATTTGGTGGGTGACCTTGGTTCGTGGGCTGGTAGGGCATCATAATCCTCAAATCTGGCATGCATCTCTGGAATCAAAACATTCATTCCATTTTCTTTATACAGCCTTTTGAGTTTGCTAGAGCCTTGTCCGCTCGCGAAATACTCTCTCCTCTCATGGGGTCTCATTTCTTCGACTGCCTCACGTTCGTCTTCCCAGTCCTTAAAGTAATCTGGAACAAATGCCTCCCGACGGCCACTGCGGCTGTCGACCAAGTATTTGCTACCAAATTCATCTTCTTCGGTCCAGACTTCCCTTCCTCTTGAATCTCTTAAAACTTGCTCAACTTTATCCCAATAGAAATCATAGTCTAACATGTTTTTCTCAGTATATTTCTCTAAAAGATGAATTATAACTGCGAAATCAAGTCCTATGTTT